TCATCCTGATAACCGCCGGCTCGAAACACCCGGTTCCCACGACGCTAGTGCGGGATCTTGTGGGCGGCCTTTACTGTCGACGCCGGCATCAAGCATGGCCAGAGCCTGGGAGAACAGGCGAAGCCCTATAGGGGCGAGTTCTCTGCGCCACAGTGCTTGCGGCGTGTCATCCGGCCGGACGTGGCACCAGTCCTGGGCGAGCACCGGCCCGGTATCCGCGCCATCGTCCAACCAGTAGACCGAACCGCCGGTAACCGGCTCGCGCATATGAATAGCCCAATGCACCGCGTCCCGGCCTCGATGCCTTGGCAACAACGACGGGTGATAGCCCAGCGCGCCGTGCGTTGCCTTGGCGCGGACTTCTTCATCTATATAGACGTGGGCATACGCCGTGAGGATGACATCACACGGCGGCACCTGGTCGGCGCTCAGGCGGCCTTGGGCGCAGCCGGCCGGTATTCCGAGCTGTTGGGCCGCCGCGTAGAGCCTGTCGTATTCGCCGTCTGCTCCGATGGCTGGGCTGATGGCGATCACCACTTGGTGCCCTTCAGTCAGGCAACGTTTCAACAACTCGGCTGCCAACCACTTCTGGCCAATGATCGCTACTCGCATGCGTTCTCCCCGAGGTAACGAAAACCCTGAACCGCCCGGAAGTGGCCGCCAAAGCCGCTGCCGGCGCTGGAATGTCGCCCAAGCCGGCGGTTGCTCTCTATCAGGCTCTGGCGGCTTTTGGCGTAGTTGCCGCCGACCAGTGACGCCGAGACTTGCGTCCATCGCTTGTCCCTTCGAAGCGCGGCACCAAGGCCTGGATGGCTGGTGTGGAACAACGTGCGTAGCGGCCGGCCGTAGCGGTTGCTTCCCTCTAACCACCGGCCGCACAAGGTGTTGAGGAAACGCATCCCAACTCCGGCGCCTTGCCACTCAGGCATCACGACCAGCCGGCAAGCCCGCGCCTCGATCAGCCCCGGCCGGGTTGAAAACGCGATGTGAGCTACCGGTTCCCCGTTGACCCAGCCCACATAGTGAGTAGAGGCAACCATCGGGGGCAGTTTCAGATAGTGATGCGGCTCAAACAGGGCATAGTCGCGCTGCTTAGCCTCGCGGATCTCAAGCTCAAAGCTTGGTCTTGGCCGAAGCCACCCCCGATGAAATTCGCCGGTACCGCTGTCGTAAACCCAATCAGGCTGAACCCAGTCCAGGATGTCGTAGTGGCAGGAAAGGAGAACCACCTGCCCGGACGTCCGGCGCCACGCCTTGGCGAATGCGGCGGCGCCCACACGGGCGATCTGCCGGTCTACTACCGAGCTGAACTCATCGACGACGGCCATGCCAGGCGCCTCACAAACAAGCCTGGCCAAGTTCGCCCGGAACTGTTCCCCATTGGATAGCACCGAAAATGGCCGAAGCCATGCGGGCACTGTTCCTAGCCCAACGGCCGACAGTGCGCCGGTCACTTCGTCGAATGACCCCATCGGGTCAATCGCGTCAATGATTGGCAGGTTTTTCGGCCAGCGGGGGCTGTAGAGCGTGCCAATGGCCTTGCCCAGCGTCGTCTTTCCAGAACCTGACGGCCCGACAACGACGCCAATCTTCCACGGCAGATCCTCAATCGGCAGATCGGCCGCGACGTCGACGTCACAGCCCGACTCCACGTTGAACAAGGATTTGACCCGAGCGGCCCGGTAGCTATCGAAGTCGGAACAGTGGTGGGAAACCTGAACCTTCATACGCACACCACCCGGACTTTGTAGCCGAGGGACTTGAGCTGTTGAAAGGCGCTCTGTTGGCCTGATTCATTGGGGCAAACCACGATGACGCCAAATTGCGGCTTGTACTTGAACCCGTTACGGCCGGGGGCTTTGCGTTGCTTTTCCATGACAGCCTCTATCATCGGCGCTCGGCGGCGCTTGAGGAATGAGGCTCACGGCCTTCTGGTGGTTGATGGCCCCGCAGCGGGGGCACTTTATTTGAACCTCGCTCGGCGGCGATATCTTCGCGAGCAACCTACGGCATTGACCACAACGTACTTCTTGCATCATCTGCAAACCTTTTGCACTTCTGGTAGGCTCCCGACCGCTCGCGCGAGCGAGGGGGCCTAGGCTGGTTCGCAGGCTACATCTGCCTACCGGCGGCCGGCTCAGGTGCTCGAACACTTGAACCGGTCGCCCTCTTTTAACTCACCCCGTACACAACTCGCCCATGGGCGGCAGCATCCATAAATGCTGCGGCGTAACCCGGCGCAGACTCTCACAGCGGTACCACGGCTCTCCCGCCTCAGCCGCTGACCAGGCAATCAGCTCGGAACAAAACCAAGCGTCCCGCTCTTGCCAGTCACGGCGCAGCCCGAGGCCGAGTATGGCCGTCCAGTCGTAGGGTTTGCCGAGCTGGCTCCGGGCTGCCGCGATGATCCGCTGAGGATCGCGGGCCGGCAGTTCGACAAGGGCTGTATCCCTTGCCCGGCTGATAGCGTCATCGAGCTTGAGCTGGCGCACGCCATAGAACGGGGTGGCCTCGACCACTAGTTCATCTACAACTAGAGCGACGTGGCTCCAACGCGACCAGGTGGCCGCACGGATCATTGCCCCCATTGGGCTGTTAGAGCTGCTGAACAACAGGCGTATGGTGCGCATCGTCAACCCTTCGCGTTCCCTACGCCGGTAACAGCCGTTTGGATATCCTTGATAGCATCGGCAGCGATCTGTTTAGCCTCATCAATTGCGCCCGCTGCAATCTTCCCCCTGATCAGCTCTTTCGCCTCCAAGCGCCGTTCACGGATCTGATAAAGCACCTCCGCATACTGAGCCGCTTCGGTCAGGATGCTGTCGGCGGCTTCCTGGGGCGTGCGGCCGGTAATTGCCCAAGCAGCAACGGTGCGCGGTACCGCGTCTGCCGGATAGCCGGCGTCTTTGAATGCTTGCGCCTCGGACGCCGCTCGTTCGTATTCGACTGCCCGGAGCGGATCGCCCGCAACAATCTGTCGCGCCTGGTCGGCGTAGTTATCAATCCTTGCGCACAAGTCAGCGGCGGTAGGCACAGGCTCGCCATCATGCTCCCACTGGCCTATCCACTCACCGGATTCCTTAATTCGCGTTCCTTTAAAGCGCGGGTTCCAGCAGGGTTGCGGCAATGGCGCAATCGTCCAGTGTTTCGCCCCGGCGGAGTTGTCAGCGGCGTAGAGAAATAGCCCGTTTTGATCAATAACGTAAATCATGCTGCCCCCTTAAGCCGCTTGAACGCAGAAGCTGAGTTGACATTCAAACCCGCCAGCTCCGGCGGTCGACCCTGTCGCATAGTCCAGAACAACCTCGCCGGTCGCCTCCGCTCGCCATGACAACCATCCCAACGCGAACGGACTGGTCGTCGCCCAATCGCCTGTACCGCAGACCCTGATGAGCGGCCGGAAACCTGGCGGAAGTGTGAACATTACGAGCGCTCCGGCACCGTTACTGACCCAGCGCGAGCAGTCTATTGTCACGTAGACATTGCCGTTGGCCTTCCAGAATCGACACGTGTTTCTAGGATCTGAGAAGCCATTGATGAACGCCGGCACTTGGATGTTTGGCGCGGAAAAGTTTGCGAAATTGTTGGCAATAACCTGATTGGTAACGGCAGCGGTGTAGGTATCAGTGATCCCGTAGCCCGCCAGTGTGCTGGCTTTGTTGGCCTTGGCGTTTGGGTCAAAGTTGCCGGTGTGCCACACGTCACGGGTCGGCGTCCAAGTACCGTCGTTTTTCACTGAGCGAATCGACACGCGCGGCTCTGGATTGCCTTGTTGAAATCCAATCTGAGCGGCATACCCTGCGGAGCCATAAGGAATATTAACTATCGATGAATACGGCGCGAGACTGGTTGGCCCCTCGTTACAGTAGTAAAAACCTCCGGGAAGACCGATGGTGTCGATACTGGCAAGAGGGGCGACATTTGCCGCCAAGCCGTAGGCACCGATTTTAATGGCATCGGTGATTCCATAGCCTTGCAGGGTGGTTGGCTTTCCGCTGGAAATTTTGCTCCAGTCCAGGCTTGGAATATCCGCCTGCACAAGCCCCACGCTACCGACAACCAAACCTTTGGCATTGATAGTGACCTTCGCATAGCTGCCGGCAACGACGCCAATGTCGGCAAGCGCTATGGCAATGTTGGCATTCGCCGATCCATCAAATGACGCACTGCCGACCGCCGCGCCGGAGATGGAAATACTGCGTGCTGTCTCAAGCTTTCGGGCCGCTACGGCCGCTACGGCGGTTCCGTTGATCCCGAGGGCGTCAGTGATTCCGTACCCGCCAAGCGTGGTGGGCTTGCCGGTCTTGATCTTGCTCCAGTCCAGATCCGGGATGTCCGAGCTGGCCAGCGCGCCGCCGTCCGTTACCAGCCCCTTAACATTGACGGTCACCTTCTGGTAAACGCCCGCTGCAACTCCGCTGTCTGCAAGTGTTATGGAAATGTTGGCGTCCGCGCTGCCATCGAAAGACGCGTTGCCAAACGCGGCCCCGCTGATGGAGAGCTTCCGGGCCGTCGCCAGTCTGGTGGCCTTGTATGCGGCGACAGTGCCTTCGATAAGCGCTTCGAACTTGGCCTTTAGCCAGACAGTTCGGCTCGCGAGTGCCTTGGCAGCTTTATTGGCGATCCCGTCAGGGCCACCTAATACGGGGTCGGGCGTCTCAATTTGATAGACGCCATCCGGCCACTCTGGCGGTTCGGGTAGGTTTGCCATTAGTTACTGCTCCCGTGGTTGTATTGACCGTCGTAGTTCGCCAAGCCGTTGTATCGAAGCGGCACAGCCTGGTAATCCAGCTGAACCAAGCGGCAACGTGTTGGGGCAACGGCGAGAAGAAGGCGGCGCAACATGGCCGCCTGGTCATTGGTGATAACTCGCTCCAGGAGGGCGACCCGATAGAGCGACCAAACAGGCCCGCCGCCTTGGGCGGGGCTTACGCCTTCATCGATGCGGATCTCCCCAAAGCCCAATAGCCGGAACACCTCTCTGATTGCCCACGGGTTTCCCTTGAAACGGTGTAGCTCGGCGGCGTTTTTTATGAGATCGCGCTTTGCATCTACCGATTCGGCGAGTTGCCAGGCCACCTCATCCATCAACGAAAACTGATCGGCGAGGTGCGGCAGGATTGCCGGTTTAACCAGGTCGACCAGGTAAACGAGCATCGAGTTGATATCGATCTCGTCCAGCGACTCTTGGAGCAGCTCACAAAGGGTCGCGAAGCGCTCATCGCTCGCGAGCGCCGGGGGCAACTGTTGGTCAACCATTAGCCACACCCGCATCGATCAGCTGGATAGCGGAGCAGTTGGCCCAATGATGCGTGTCGAGCACCGACAACACGTCGGGGTACTCCAGCTCTGCCCGATAGACGCCGCTCACCTGCAGGAGAGCGGTCAACTGTTCCCGAACGATGTCCCGGCCAAGTCCGGCCCGGCGATCCTGTGCATAGGCGAAAGCGGCCGCATGTGCAGCGGCCAACGCAGCTGCCCGATCCGCTTCCGCATAGAAAGTGAGATGAGCCTTGATCTGAAACGGCCTCTCAAGCGGGCTGTAAGCGTGCACGGTATCGCACAGTGGGCGGACTTTTTCGCCGCTGAGGCGGGTTCTTACGCGCTCCAACAGGTCGGCAGTGGGCAAGCCTGTATTCGTCAGTGGGTAGACCGCTACGTGGCCATCCGGCTGGCCTTCATCGGGGCCGTGAACCGCTACATCAGTAATTGATTGATGAACCGCCAAGGCGTGATAGCGGTAGGCGCCCCGGCTGCCGGCATTGCTGAACGCTTCAGGCGCAAGAATGATCCGCTCGCGGTAACGGTCGTCTTCCTCATCCTCCGCCCCATCGGCGGATGTCGTAGTGTTTGTGGCGGTCATGCCGGCCGCTGGGGCGTTGGCAAGGCTACTGATTTGCCCAGCGGCCCAGCCGTTGCCCATTACCCCGACCGTCAAGCAAGTCGCCGTGGCGCTGATGCTGGACTGCCCGGCGGGTATAACCACGTCCTGGTCACTCAGAAACACCAGTTTGCCGTCCTGAGTGCTGACCTTTGTGCCGGCACGGATCAACAGCGGTTGCTGTACCGCTGCCGGCATGTTGAAGCGCAACACGCACCGGGCCGGAACAGCCAGCAGCTTTGGGGTAGCTACCAGCTCGCCCAGGTACTCAAGAATTGGGCCTTTCGCGAACCGAACCAAGGATTGCTTTCCTCCGTTCTGAACGGCCGCCTCCACTCGGGTCACCGCATATGCAATCTGATCGATGAACAGCCGTTCCACCTGAGCGGGGTACAGGGTTTTTCCTGTCTTCTCCTCATAGCGGGCAATCAACTTGGCCTCGGTTGCGGCGGGGTTAACGTCGATAAAAATAGGTTCAGGCAGCTCGCGCAAAGGGCACCTCCGTCAACTGTGGAACGCCATCGGCTACCCGCCACTGCACGCGCAACGTGATCCGAGGGGCGTCGATAATCACCTCGACCTTTACGACAGAGATGCGGGTTTCCCAGCGGCGGATCGCGTCGACCGCTTCGCGCACCAGGTGCGGGGTCACCCGGTTTTCCGGCCAATCGATATAGAGGTGGAGATCGCTACCGAACTCGGGCCGGTGCGGGTCGCTGCCTTTCGGCGTGGACAGCACAATGTGAATAGCCTGGTCGATATCACGCAGGCCCTCGACAACCTCCCCCGGAGTACCAAGGGCGGGTTGCCAGTGCGCGGCGGTGATGCTGGTATAGGAAATAGGCGTCGTCATGCGCCCATCATGCGAAAGCGGCTCGGCGGCGGCTTTTAATCGAGTTTAAAGAGGGTAAGGAAAGTGCCGGCGCGGAGAAAAAACCTGTTCTCCGGGCGCAAAGCATCGTAATTTACGCGCCATAACTACAAGGACGTTTGGGGGCATAAGTGGGAGCTTATCGTCTGCTATTGGCCGCTCTGGTCGCGGTTTCTCATATGGGCAAGACGATCATGGGGTTAAACCCCGGCGTGGTTGCCGTGATTTCCTTCCTGATCATCAGCGGTTTCGTGATGACTTCGCTCATCGAGCGAAACTACAAGGCGCCGGAGAAAGTCGGCCTGTTTTACATGGACAGGGCCTTGAGGCTTTACCCCCAGTTCCTGTTCTACTTCTCCGCTTCCTGCGCCGTGATTTATTTCCTCCTGCCGGGCACCCCGCAAGCCGCCGATCTGACGCTCAAAAACATCGCCGCAAGCCTTCCAATTGTGCCGCTTGGCTTCTACATGTTCGGCGCTGCCGGGGCGGAGATAGTGCCGCCGGCCTGGTCGCTGGGGCTTGAGATGTGTTTCTATCTGATGATTCCTTTCCTGATCATCTACAAGGCGCGGGGCATTGCATTCGCGCTGTCTGTCGCCGTTTTCATGGCCGCCTGTTTTGGCTACATCAACACGGATGTGTACGGCTACCGGCTGTTGCCGGGCGTGCTGTTCATGTTCCTGTGCGGCAGCTATCTGTACCAGCCGCAGGCGAAGGGGTTGGCGATCGCGGCCGGCACGGCCGTAGTGGCGGCCTTGATGTTTGCGGCAATCATGTTGGGGGTCGTCGAGCGCCGCCCCTTCAATGCGGAGGTGACCGCCGGCATTGCGCTGGGGATTCCGGCCGTGTACCTGCTGACCAAACTCAAATACCACCGGGCCGACGAGTTGCTCGGGAACGTCAGCTATGGCGTATTTCTGAACCACTTTGCGGTGATGTACTTTTTGCGGGCCTTTTGGCCAGTGGCGTACAGCGCGCACATGGTCGCGCTGGTGCTGGCGCTGGCGTTCTTACTGAGTTGCGTCACGTATTACTACGTTGAGCGGCCGGCCCTGAAGCTACGTCACGCGCTTCGGGCCGGTGTGGAGTATGGGACAGGTCAACAGCGGGCAGGCGAAACAGCCGCTTAGTGCGAGTGGTGGTTGGAGTTGCCGCCCACGTCCATGATTTTGCCGGCCGCGTTAACGTTGCCGGCCACTGCCAGATTGCCACCCACCGACAGATTGCCGGTCGCGTTTACGTCCGGGGTGTCCAACGTTACCGAAGGCGCCTTGACGGTCACCGGCATTCCGCACTGGACGTCCAGGTTCTTGTCACAGACGAGCTTGGTCTGCCCGACACACACCAATGACATGACATGTCCAGCGCGGTCGTAGATGACGGTTGTTCCGTCACTGAAGCGGATGTAGTCCGTATCTTCGTCCGTGACTGGGGGCGGTTCCTCCGTTGAGTAGACGCCGCCAAGATAGACGCCGCCGACCCCGTCCGCGTCCAGTAATACCGCTACTTGCTCATTCAGCTCGGGCATCAAGGGGCGGCGCTTCGTGCCTTGGGCATTACGCTGAGGAACGTTCAGCCAGTAGCTTTCAACGCCGTCGCGGTCAGCCAGCCGAACCCGTATGCGGCAAGTCATGTAATCAACGGCGCTGACTTCGCCGTACTCCAGTTCAACGCCCATCAGTTGTTCCCCATGGTCAAGCCACCGTTTCGTGCTGAATGCCGTAGGTTGAAAGCGTCAAGTCGGGTTGGAGCTTGTCCGCCGTCAACCCGATTGACGGCGCCGATACGCGGCAGGTTGACGGCTCGACGGTATAGCCGCCGCTCCTGGTCATCCGGTGCTGAGACGAATTGATGAGGTAATTGCCCCCCAACATGCCGGCCGCGACCAGGGTCACGACGTTTCCGCTGAACAGATTGGGCCGGCCCATGGACGACCAACTGCCGGTCGTCCTCTCGCGGTTCGCCTTGGCCAACTCCGCTTTGGCCTTCGCCCTGGCTTCATCCTCGGACGCGCTGCGCTTGCGGCTTTTTTTGGTATCGCCGCTGGTGGTGCTTTTGCTCACGCTGCTAGGCACCCCAACTGTTTCGCCGTTCTCGATCTTGTAGGCCACCAGCTTCTTTTTCGCCGGGTCTTTGTGCTTGACCTCAACGGCCTGCGGAATGTCCTTGATCTGATCTTGCAAACTGATGCGGCTCAGATCCCCAAGATTGAAGGTGGCAACCGGCGCCGCCTTGGCCAGCTCGCTGATCGCGTGAAAGACCAGGCGCGAGCCCGTCACCTTGAAGGCGTAGTCGTATTCCCCGGCGAGATTGCGCAAAAATTCCAGGTCGGAGTTTTGCTGAGTCAACCGGTCGAGTTTGATCGGCTCGATGCTGCCGACAAGCTCCAGCCCTTGGCGTGCGGCGATCTGCTTGGCGACAGCGTCCAGCGTGGTGTTCTCGTAGGCCCGGTGTTCCGTGGTGCGCAGAGAGGCTTTAACGCCCGTGGCCAAGCCGTCAATGGTCACCGTGAACGGCGGTCCGCTCAGCTCAACCCGGTCGATCTCAAAGCGGCCGACCGTTCGCAGCGGCTGGCCCTCCCAGCCGATAGCCAAACTCAAGGTATCTCCGTGGCCGGGATACCAGGCATCGCGCCATTTGCCCCCGGAGTCCTCCAGTTCAACCGAAAGGCTGTCAGCCTGGCCGGTGAGAAAGTCGGTGTAGGTCAACGACAGCAGGTGCACGCTGACATTTCGGGTGATGTTGCTCTGCTGATAGGTGAGGACAAAGCGCGCCTCGGGCACCTGAGAGGGGCTTATCGCATCCATGGCGGCAGATCCTCCGCAGAGGGCGCCGGTTCAAGAACCGGGATCGCCAAAGTCAAACCGGCGGGCAACGCGGCGGTGATTGGGACGTGGGGGTTTGCCTCAATGATCGGCATATAGCGGTGAGCGTCGCCGTAATAATGCCAGGCTAATTGATCCCAACGCTGTCCCTCGGTCGTAGTGTGTGGAATGAACATCAGGCCCTCCTGGTGAGTACTTGCGCGGCCAGGCCCGAAAGCCGGGCGCTGGCGCCGTTCATCTTCGTAAACGCCTGATCGAGCGAGTCCTTGGAGGCGGAAAAGCGTTCGACGATGTTGCTCAGGTCGACCGGATTGAGGCTTGATCTAGCGCCCATGACCCCGCTCAGCACGTCCTCGCCGAGGCGCGATAGATCGGTCCCGTCCTTGAGCAGGCCGGCCATGTCTTTCAACCCCTGTAGGGGCTCGATGGCGCGGGCCGTGACGCCCAATAACTGGGGAACCTGTCCGAGGATCATTGAGGGGTTGCCGCTCTTGACGGTTTCGTACAGGTTCTGGCCCGCCTTCAAAATGTTGCCGGCGGTTTTCGCGTGGCCCAGCACCATTTGCGTCGTGCTGGGCGACGGCATCAAGCGCGAAAGCAGCCCAGGGGTACCGGCCCCAGCGGCGGCCGTGCCACTTACGGCCGGATCGAGCAGGCCCGGCCGGGCAACCTTGCGTGTAAAGGCCCCGGTGTACTCTTTCAGGCTGAGTTGAACCGTAGCGGCTTGCACCTGGCCTACGGCCGTGGCGCGACGCGTGGTGTTGCTCATGTTGCAGATGACATAGGGGCCGAGGTATTCGCCGCTGCCCATCACAAAGGGCAAGGGCTCGTGCTTACTCTTGGCAAGGCGCAAGGCCCGCAGGCGTTCCTCGGGATCGCCGAGCAGCGGGTGAAGTTCAATGGTGGGTTGCATTCATCTAGCCCTTCGCCGATCCACTCCAGCAGCGGCTTGCCTTGAATGCGCGGATGTTCGGCCCAGTCGGCCGTGCCGCTCTGATCCATTCCGGTGACGCCGCCGGCAACGGTGAATTCGATGTCCCCCAAGATGGCAAACATTAAGCGGTTACCTCATCTGAAGCGCCGTAACTGAGGCGGCGTTTGTCACGTATAAAACGCTCCATCATCCGCATCCATTCGGCGTAACTGGCCTGCAGGCCCTGATTGATTTGATCCACGCCAGCGCCGGCCGGTACGTTGATTTGCGGGGAAAAGGTAAAGTTCATTTGCCCGCCGGCGCCCCCCAATTGGCCGCCCCCAGCGGGCGCTATCATCCCGGCTCTGGAAACGCTCATTGGATTGGGCGGCGTCATGTCAACATCAGTCTGTGCCGCCATTCCGAGCGCGGCCTCCCGCACCAGGCCCGCTTGGGAGCTGATGCCGATGGCGGCGCCTTCGCTGATGTTCGCGCCGTAGCCGATGAATACCCGGCTTGGCGACTGAATGCCCAGTTTCTCGGTGAACCAGCCCTGAATGGAGTCCCCGAACCCCAACACGGTGTCTTTCAGCGAGCCCGCCATACTGGAAATGCCATTGATCAGGCCGGTAATGATCATCCCGCCAAACTCGGAAAACTTGCCGGGCAGCTCAAACCCGAAGTAGTTCATCACAGCCGCGAAGGCGCGGTAGAACAGCCCCACCGGGGAAAAGTTGAGCAGCGTTTGCGCAATGCCGGAGATGCCGCCGCTGAAGCCTTCTTTGATCTCGGCCCATAAGCCGCTGACGAAGGTCTTGATCGGGCCCCAATAGCGGTAGATCAGGAAGGCCGCGACCGCGATGCCGGTGATAGCCAGGCCGATGGGGTTCATCAACAGGGCCCGGCCGATCCACAACACGGCCTGCCCAACAAGGCGCAGCCCCGTGAGCAGTTGGCCGCCCAATGCCTTGCCCAGCATGACGCTGCCTCGGGCCAACCACGCCGCGCCTTTGCCCGCCGCTGTGAGCGCCGAACGAAGGTCATTCAACGCGGCCCGGCCGAGCCAACTCGCGCCACGGGCGACCGCGCCAAGCCCAGAACGTAGATCGTTCACCAGGGCGCGGCCGAACCAACTGGCGGCCCGCCCTGCGGCGCGCATACCCTGCGCCCCTTTGCCGAGGCCATTGATCAGCGGGGCAAACTTGCCGCCATGCCAAGCCGCCTGCAGGAGCGTCCATTTGGACGACAGCGCTGTCATGGTGGTCTTCATGGCCACGAACGGCGACGCTACCAAGTTGGCCCCGTAGGCCACGCCGATGAAGGCCATTTTGCCAAGCAGTAGGCCGCCAACGAGGCCGACGATACCCTTGATCAATTCAGGATTCTCGCCGGCCCAGGCGGAGAACGAACGCATCAGCGGAACAACTTCGCGGCTCACATCCACAATGGCCGGCAACAACGCGTTGCCTACCGAGATGCCGATATCACTCAGGTTGTTGCGCAGCTCCTTGAGCTGCTCTTTCGAGCTGCCCATGCGCTTTGTCCAGTCCTGATCGAGGACGCCTTTGTCAGCCGCGTCCTTGCTGCCTTGTTTGATGCCGCCGAGATCTTTTTGGTTGGCCAGCGCGGGGCGTACGAATGACAGCACCTGCTGATCGGCGAACAACTCGCCGAGTTTGTAGGCCTCATCAAGCCGGCTGAGAGCGGTTTCGCGCTCTTTCTCATCCTTGATGTCCAGCGCCTTGCTGTAGGCAGCCGCAGCGGCCGGCCCCTTGGTGCCCAGGTGCTTGGTCAGAATCTTGATCATCGCCTCAGCGGGCGAAAGGCCCTCGCTGACCAGGTTCTTCATGCTGCCTTTCAGATCGATGCCGGCCTTCTCAAACGCCTTGATCGTTTCGGGGGCGGTGAGTTTCGAAAGGAAATTCTTGAAGTTGTTGGCCGCCTCGTCGTTGGTGCCGGCCCCCCGGCGGGCGATCTGCAGGGAGGCGCCGATCTCGGCGACGGCGCGCTCGCCGGTGATGCCCAGCGCGGCGAACTGGGGCGTCAGTTGGGGCAGCCACTTGGCCATGTCCGCAAGTTCGAACTGGCCGCTTTTGCCGGCGAACGCCAGCATGTTCATGGAGCGCTCAAGCCCGGCGGCGCCGATGCCCAAGTTATCATTGAGCGCGATGGCCACCGAGCCGAGGTCGTTCATGCTGGCCCGAGTGGCGGTTGCCGTTTTGGCCATCACCGGGGCGTAGGCTTCCAGTTCCTTGACGTTGGAAATGCCGCCGGCAATCAAAACGCCGGTGCCCTTGGCCACGTCGGTTTGGGTCTGGTTCCACCTAAGCGCGGCCCCGCGCATCACATCGCTGAGGCCTTTCTCCTGCGCCTCGTCGAAGCCGCCCGTGATGGCGATATCGCGGGTCTGGTCTTGGAAGTCGATGGCCGTCCGCATCGACTGAATAATTGGGGCACCAAGCGCGGCGCCGGTGCCGGCTACTTCAAGCGCCTGGCTGCGTAGATCCCCGCGTTTGCTTTTGAGGGTTTCGCCACGGGCGATGCTCGCGGTAAGGCGATCCTGTTTGACTTTGAGCTGGTCTATTGCGCGGCCGACCTGGTCGTACTGCCGGCGCAGGCGCTCAACGCCCGTGCCGCCCCGGGCAAGTGCGGCGGACAGTTCAGCGCCAATGAGTTTTTGCTTTGCGGTGAGGCCATCGGTGGCGCGGCCGAGTTGTTGTACGGTCGATTTGGCTGAGCCAAAGGCGGCGCTCAGGCTGCCGGAGACGACGGCGCCGATCTTTAGTCCAACCAGTACTTCGTTAGCCATAAAGTTTGCTACGCTATGGGCATGTTTGAAAAAGCCGCTCTACGCACCGCCAAGACTCTGTATGCACTGGCCATCGGCGCCGGTGTGATCTGGCTCGCCTGGCTTTGCCTGGCTCACCTGCCGTTGTGGGCGGCGGTCATCGTGTTCTGCATCGGCTTGCCATTGCTGGCTTCGGTGGCCGCCCCTATCGCAGCGGGCGGCGCTTGGTTGGCGGGATTAGCGGTTGGCCTGGCCGCGATCATTGGCCGTTCGCTTTATCGGCGAGTTCGATCCGCCGGTTGATCTCACGCCGGCAGGTTTCCACCCAACGCCAATACTCCGCCATGTCCAGCCGCCTGATTTCAGACGGCTGGAGTCTCAGCACCAGCAGTAGCGCCTCGTCCCAGGACTCCAGCAACGTCTCCTCCGCTAGCCATTTCCCGCAACACCTCGGTGGCTAACTTCGAATCGGCAATATCGAACTCGCCGAGATCTTCCAGAGTGATACCCAGCATCTTCGCAATGAGCATGTCTTCCATCGCGCCTTCATCTTTCGTGGCGGATTGAGCGGCGCTGATGTCTTTGCGTTTGAGGCGCTTGATCGGCAGCTTTTTTAGCGTGTCGCCGTTGCCGTTTTTGAAGGGGAATTTGAGGGTGAAGCTGAGTTCGTCGGCCATCTTTGATGCTCCAAAAGGGGGTTGCTCTAAATGAGCCATGAGCATCTCACCAGGCCAAGGTGATGACTTTTAATCGACTTTAAAGAGAAGCCCCGCACTTGGCGGGGCTTCGAATCTTCTACTTACCTAAGGCGACGAATCACCGGTTACTTGGATGAATTCGTGACCGCACAACCGCCTGCAACTGATCGAGGGTTAGCTCGTACGAGTAAGGTTCGCGTTGTTTTTCCAGCTCTTCCAGCATGCGTTCATAAAGATCTGTTGTAGGCATATGCGAATTTTTGATCCTACCCTTGAAGTGCGCCCACTTGCCAAGATCCTCGGTGAGGACGTGTGCAATAGAAAACAGCTCACTCTCATTGTTTCCGTCGAAGCCAGGGAATACCACGTCGTCGGCTGAGAAGTCCAACTGAGCGCGTTCCGCCTCTGTCAGGTCTGCATAGCCGAGCTCAAGGAGTTGCCATAGATCCAACACATCCATGACGTATTTGACATTCGGCGGTGTGTCCTCGCGAAGGAACATGTTTGGGTAAGCATGTGCCAGCGCCCATCCTTCTCCGTCGCAGATCATGCGCTGGATGAAGTCTGCGTCAACAGAATCCTTAATGTTAAGCGCTTTATGAATGTCAGTGAGAAGCGTAAAGAGCAGTTGATCTTTTCCGGAAAATTCCATCTTTTCATCCTTAAAATTACGCGGCATCAGATTGCCGCAACACATCCTATTTACGAAAACGATCAACCACAACGAAAAAGCCCGACACAAAGGCCGAATGCGGATCACTTGAGCCGTTGATTGAGAGATTTTAGTTACAGCTTCTGCGGTGAGATCCAAGAAAAACGCCGCTTTCCCGTCCGGGGGTAAGCGGCGTTTCCTAAAGGGAACAGCATTGCCCTTTTCTATCGGGTTTCTTATTTCGCTGTTCAAGCCTGCCCGATATTCTGCCGGTACTTCGACAACTGATCCTGCCCGCCAACCTTGAAGATGTTGGCCAGCCAATCCAGCAGCACGATTTCCTGCCCGTTCAGAACCTGACGCACGTAGGTCGCCGAAAACGGGGTTTCGTACTTGGTCGGATCTCGCGGCTTGTGGCCCCCGAGCTGGTACTCCTTGCCGGTGATGGTCATCGTGGTGACCAGCGGCAACTCCTCGACAAGGCCGCCGCTGTTGAACACCTGGACGTTGCTGCGGCACTGCAACTGGACGCTTTTAAACGGCGTCACCAGTTTGCTGGCGGCCTCGTAGTACAGGCTATTCCAGACGAATTTTCCCTCCAGCTTGTCGATGCCGTCCGGCAGCTCGATCAGGCCGACCATGCCCAACCCTTGAAAGTCGCTGGACACGGTTTTGATGGAGCCCAGGTCGACTTCTTCCAGCTTGCCGAAGAAGCTGGCGCCGTCGAGGTAGACGTTGGCGTTGGAAATGCGGTGCGCGCTAAAGCCGGCCATTACTGAGCCCCCAGGTTGACCAGGTATTCCCCGGTGATTTCGGTTTCAAAAGTGCCGCGTTCGAACGGCAGCGGAATGCCCAGCTTGTAACTGAACAGCACATGGCCCAGTTCCAGCTCCGTTTGCGGGTTACGGGCTGGGTCATACCAGCACTCGCCGCCAAGCAGCGCTTCGTCGCCGATCAATTTGCGAATCAGCAGATTGACGCTCTCGGTGATGCTGGTAATCAGCGACGTGGTCACCGGCTGGTCGACAAACTGGAGCGAGCTATAGCGGATCGACTCGTCGATAACGTCCTTGGTGCGCCGGACGTTTTCGAAGTTGCGCGTGTGGGTCACGGTTGGCCAGGCCGCCGTCCGGTTGCCCCACAAGCGCAGCCCGGTGCCGAAAGAGTTGAAGACGGTGGTGACGCCGTTCTCATTCAGTAGGTTGACGTCACTGGACGGGTCATCGATCCGGGCGCTAAGTGGCCGCTCCAGGCCGATGACGCCGAGCAGTTCCTGGTTGGAGCTGCTCCACCAGTAGCCTTTGTCGTTATCGACCTTGGCCCGCAAGCCGGCGGCGCGGATCGACAAGGGTTGCAAGCGCTGGCCATCGGTAGGCGCGTCGTAGACCTTCACATGGGGGTAGCAGAGGCGCACGCGGTCGCTGCTGGTGTTGAAGTTGATGTCGCCGGCCGGCCCGCGCCCTGCAATGACCTGCTGAACAGTGGTTCCGATTGGTGCGTCAATGTAGGCAACGCCGCCGACTTGGGCGGCCGAGGCGATCAGCTCCACGCTCACCGAACTGAGGGTACTGAAGCCGGGCGCGATGAAGATCTTCCCGAAGTAGCCCAGCAGGTTGTAGCTGTCCTGGAACGCCTTCAAACCGGTGCGCTTTCCGGCGACGGTGACGCCGCCGATGATATCGGCCGGCGTGACTTTGCTCGGGTCTGCGTAGGCGTAATCAGCCTTGACCGGGCCGTTTACTGGAATCGTGCCGGTGGGCAAGCGTTTCACTCGGCCGGTCAGCATGTCGACGGAGTAGTCGGTGCCTTTGACGTAGGTGTTCGTACCCTCGGGCGACTTGAGGGTCAGCGTTTGAAGCGCGCCGTGCTCCAGTTGCAACAGATCATTGTCGTTGAACGTGTGCGCCTGGCCGGCCAAACTGGTGCGGTGGGCGGCGGGATCGAGGACGTTGACGACCAGCACCGTGCCCGCGCCAAAGTCGTAAATCCCTTCCAGCGCTTCCGGGATGCTGAAGCCGGCGAGGTGCGAACCGAACTGCGCCGCGTCCACTTCGTTCAAAGACTGAATCAATTGATTGACCGGCCCGGTAGGCGCCGTGCCGACCAGGGCGATGACGGCGGATTTGACCACTTTGATCGGGCGCGGGCCGCGCTCGACTTCCAGTGTCTCGATGCCGTGTAGATAGTTAGCTGCCATCGGGCATTACTCCTTTTCGACTGTCTGAGGCGTGGATGGAACCTTGGCTGCGGCCTTTGCTTCGGGCGCAAGTGGTTCCAGATGTTGGAGTTCCAACAGCACCTGGGTGTATTCATGATCGGCCGGCAACTTGACGGGCTTGCCCGGCGACAGTTGCACCTCCAGCAACTCACGCTTTTCGCCAACCCTCAGCGAGACAGCGCTTTGCGGGCCTTTGTAGAGGTAACGGGACAGGTTCATTGCATTTCCTCAAATCGGGTTTCGGTCAAAAGCGGCCCGGTTTCAGGGGCCATAAACTGCAATTGAGTGGAGCGCGTGGCGAAGTCCTGGGCGTACTGCCAAACGCCGTTCATGTGGCCGATGAAGTATTCGAAAACCGGGCGGAACGCCTGGTCGCAGTGCGGCGCGTACCAGCCGGTCAGGCGGGTACGGATGCGGTCGAGATACGGAATGACCCCGTCCTTGCCGTTGAGTTGGCGGAAGACCAACGTCAGCCGCAACGTCATGCTCCGGGCTTGAAAGACAGCGTCCGTGCTTTCCGAACCGGCAAAGGTCGATTTGCCGTAAGCCAGCAAAATCGCCCCTCGCGGGTGGTTCAGGCGGTACTGGAGCGGGTTTTCGGGAAACAGCTCGACCATCAGCTCTTCGCTGAAGGTCTCCCGCAGACGCTCCAGCAGCGCCTCCATCAGCTGCTCGGTTTGGGTTTTGGGCGGCGCCTCACTCATCAATAGCGCCCCCATGTGTCCGCATCAAATTGCTGCCGGCGTGAGCGAACGCGGATCTCGCCCGGCTCCGGCGCGGCGTGGCCCGTGGGCATGCCCAGGGTGACCACGCCGTCGCGGATGCTTTCCAGCAGCTTGATGGTGTCCTTACGGCTGTCCTTCACCGCGTCAGGCAACGCGCCCTCGGGGCGGCGCTGGTACAGCCAGTGCCGCGCCAGATACACCACCGCATCCCGCAACACGGTCGGCACCGGATCGAGCGGCAGGTTGTAGCGGCCCCGAAGGTAGCCATCCACCAGCTCTTCCGCCTGCCGCACGCCGTCCTCGATCACGTTCTCGTTGGGCGACATGGCGGCCGGGTTATCGTTGGAGAGTTGAATCAGCGTCATCTCCGGGATGGCGTTGCCGATATCGGCGCGGGTGCAGTAGCGCATGGGTTAACCCGCCTTCAACTCGACCAGGGCTTCAGGGAACAGGCACATGGCCAACGGGTTAGCCTGGGCTTCCAAGTCCCAGCCTTTGCCCAATTTGCGTTCCTCGGCCTTGCTGTAGAACGGCTGGCCGATGGTGTTGACGGTTTCGTTGTAGTTCGCCGGGGCGTTGAACATACGGAACACGCCACGGGCGACCGGGAACACCTGGGCGATATCGGATGGAATGAAACGCTGGCCGCTGACGGTGACGTCGTACTCGATGAACTCGATGCCACCGAAGGTAAAGCCGGAGCGCATGTCGCCGCCGATACGGTCCTGGGCTTCCTGGTAGTGGGCAAAGGCGTCCTTGACCTTGGCGTGATCGGTGAACGCGTCGAACCAATCGGGCCCGCAAAAGGAGCGGAAGCCCGTGACCATGACACCGCCCAACTTGGACTCGGCGTAGCGCTTGGCATCCAGGCACGCCTTGCGCACGTTGGTTTGAGCGTTACCCAGCGCAACCGTGATTTTCTTCTGTTCGACGTCGAACTCGTCAAACAGGTCGAACAGAACCGACCCGTCCGCGTCCAGCAGCTTGCCGCGCAGTGCGCCCACGCGCTGAAACTCACGGGTGGCCTCAATGCTGTTTTTCAGCTCCTGCAGGTTGTCGTTGATCACGGTGGCTACAGGCGCGGTGGCGCTTTCCTGACCGAACGCGGCAACGCCCTGCAATTGACTTGGCAGAATCGGCCGGTTGAGCGGCAGGTGCAGGGTTTCAAACGTGCGGCGCTTACGTTTGCTGCCCTTGATAGGGGCCGGGTCATCATTGCGCGAGGTGTTGGGCACCAGCACCAGGCGGCCTTCGCGCTCGTCGATGATGACACTGGTACTGGTCACGCCTTTTTCGTCGAACAGCCCCATCGCGCCGACTTTGCCGGGAATCGCGGGGAGCTTGTTCACGGCAGCGGTGAGGTTGGCGATGGTGAACATGTCTTGCAGATTCATGGAGTACTCCTGATCAGAGGGCCGTACGGGCGACGATGCCCAAGGCAGCGAGTTCGTCCTGCGCGGTGACTTTTTGGGCTTCGGTGATGCCGGCCGGCCAAGCCAACTCGGCAAGGGCGACGACAGCGCCGCGAGCGATCACCACGCCCGGCTTGTCGCCCGCCGTGGCGTCAACGTGTTCGCCGAGTACCGCTGCGGCCTTTTTGGCGGCGCCGGTGCCGGCGAGGTCGAGCGTCTGATACTTGCCGGAGACCTTGGCCAGCACCTGCCCAAGCGGGTAGTCGGTGCCGCCCAGCAGCGTTGCTTTGTCTTTGGTCCAGCCGGGGCTGACCTCGACCAGCAGTAAGTCGCCCAAGTCTTTGGGCTGGTTAAACGTGGCCATGGGGCCTCCTATCGTTTAGAGCGGGCTTCGGCGTCCGCCAGCAATGGGTTGGTGGGTTGGGTTGCGGTCTTGCCAGCGCGCTGCTTGGTGGCGACCTCGGTGAAGCTGACGCCGCCGGCCAAGTCGCTGAAGATCGCCTTCAGGCCGTCACTTAACGGCTCGCGGGCATCGTCTTCGCCGAACTCCAGCGGCGTTTCGCTCAACTCGGCGTAGTCCAGTACGGCGATCACAACCGGGGCATGTACCGGCTTCATGCCAGCCGCCACCAGCTTCTCGGCGAACGCGACGTTCGCTGTGTGGATAGCGTCATGCGCGGCGGTACGGACGGCCTTGTCGCGTTTGGCGATGTCGGCCTTCAGGCGTTTGTTTTCCGCCTCCAAGGCGGCTGGGTCTTTGTCGGACATGCTGGTTACCTCAGGGGATCGGTTGGGTTCGGAGAAAGCGGGCTGATCGCCCGGTTCGGGCTGACGGGCGATTTCGGCGAGGCTGTCGATGGCCCACGACGGAGCCACCTGGTCGGCGGTGTCTTTGTCGAATTTGCCGATGAACCACTCACGCAAACGGCGCCACATGTCTGAGTTGAGTTCTTGGCCGTAGTCGCCGAACTCGACGACGCCTTCCTCGCCATCAGCCAGTTCAATGGGGCGCAGGCCTTTCACGGCCGGCGGCTGGGCGCCGAGAAAGCCGACATGGCGCAGGTAATACACGCCGGGCACGGGGTTGTTGGCGGCGTCGGGGTGATAGAAAGAGGCGGAGATCTTCTTGTAACTGCCCCTGGCCACTTGCTCGGCGAACGTGGCGTCGACCTGCTGTGGCTCGGCGATCAAACCTTGGGCGGTGGCCGTCAGCGACTTGATCCAGCCGGCGGCCGGGGCGTCGTGTTTGGGATGGCCGATGACCATCGGGGCTTCATGTAGGGCCGGGTCATACGCTTGCACCGTGGCGGCCAGATCGGACTCGCTAAAGTCGAAACTGACGCCGTTCATCGCGGTGTGCGTGCCGGGTTTGAAGATGTGCAGTGGTTTCATGACTGTGCGCTGCGTGGAGGTGATGCGCACAGCCTGGGCCTATGGGCGGCCCAGGACTTTTAATCGAGTTTAAAGAGTGCCGCGTAAAGAAACGATCCTGCTAAATTGACTTCAAGGTATGAGGAGTTATGAGAGATGACAAAAAAGAAAACGGCACAACCTCCGAAGACTCCAACGTCTAAAACACTCTCCCACACTGAAGCTATGGAACGGATGGCTTCTCGTATTCGCTTTGCGGGGAACCTTCTCGATGCCGAAGGAGGCTTGGAAAAATCAAGTTCGATTTACAAAGAGAAGTTTGTTGATCTGTTAAGCCGGCTTCCAGAGTACCTAGTCGTGGACCAATATTATTTGGCTTTTGGATTCCAGAGTCTCAGGGAATCGGATTTAAAGATTATCCGAGCTGACATGTTGATCGAGCGTGCAACTCGTTCATTTGCTGAAAGCCGAGCCGCGAGTCCTAAAGTGATCGATAGCTTGCGGCAGTACGCCGCTATTCGGAGTTTTGCGAAAGCAATGACAGAGCCAGGAGAAACGTCTTGGGTATGGATGGCAGCGAAGCACCTCTCCGATGCCCGTAACAATGTGGCTCATGAATTAGAAAATATCGAGGTCGAAAAACACATGGCCAATTTTTATAAGGCCGTTGGAATTCCTCCTGCAGAAAATTACGAGAATTTGGAGCAAGCGGTCATCATTTTGAGCGGTCACATTTTTCAAATGAAGCAATCTTGGCTTGACCGCAAAGCCGTTTGTGAGCGGCTTTACGCTGAAAGCCAGCAACCAAGAGGCTGATGCCACTCACGAGTATTACCGTGTGGCTTTATAAAGCATTTACAACGTTTTTGACCCTACCAACTTGATGAACCGGAGCCACACGGCTACCCAATGGCTTCTGAGGGCCTCATAGGCGAGCAGCTTTTTGCAGGTGATGCAGGGCCAGGTCAAGGATCGCTTCCTCTGCTTCGGGCTGAATGACGCCCTCTGCATCCATCGGCAAATAAGGCCGGCTCGGAATGTCTCCCCAAAGGTGCGGAAATTCCGATTTGTCCCCGCCGAAGTGCATCATCGCCGCATAGGGTTTGTTACTGCCAACCAGCGCTGAGCTATCGGTCGCGGCGCTGGTGACAGAGGCCGCCAATCCGGCCGAACTGATCTGCAGGATCTGGCCGGGCCAGTTGCCGCTTTTTTCCCGGCGTGCAGTGGTGGTATCGGATAAGTCGGCCCAGTCAGGCCGCCCCTCACTTTCGAAGTTCTCTTCTGTTTGGCTCAGCAGCTCGGCGGCGGCGGCGCGCATCAGCGGCGCGAGATCGCCAACTGCCCACTCGACTTTGCGTAAAGCGTCCTGCAGACGCTGGTGATCCATTTCAACGGTGAACATGTTGCGCCTCCTAAGCGGCCGCTTCTTTGCGTTTCAATGCCTCGGCCAGCCCAGTACCTGGCGCGTGATTGAAGCCCGGATCGGTGCGGAAGGTGATGGCCCGGCCTTCGGCATCGGTGGTGCGCAGGCCGGTGACCGTGGCCGTTCTGATTTCGCCGGTACGCTTGTCCGTTCCAGTCTCCACTGTTTCGGTGAACGAGCGGCCCGCGCTCGATACGACAGTCAGGCCCCGGCGCTTGACGGCCGCCTCGGTCAAGGCAACCACGCGGCAGCGGCAGTTGAACCCGTTGGGCGGGAAGATCGCCGACCAGATCGGGTCATCGTGGCGGAAGACCTGGCCGTGCAGCGCCCGGTGACTTGGCCGGGTCTTGCCGTCGAGGATGGCCACGTACATCCAGAACGGGTGCGTCTCGGCGGTTTGCTCCATTTCAGCCTTGCGGCCGGCCATGTAGGCGCTTTGCAGGTTGGTCTGGTAGATCGTCTTGAGCCGGCGCGGGCTGCCGAGTTGCACCAGCTCCCCGGCGCCTTCGCTATCGACAATCACCTGTTGCCCCCACCAGCCCTGGGCTTCCAATGTTGGCTGCATGTTGGCGATAAACTGCTTGAGGGTATGGCCGTCCTGCAGCGCGGTTTCCAGCGCCGCCCGAATGTCGGACAGCAGATCGAGGCGCATCGCCTTGGCAACGGTGAAGGCCTGGTCGTGCGCCTGATCAAGCATGTCCTGCCAGTTCCAGGTGACCGCGTAGCCCTTGAACTTGAGGTAGGCGATAGCCTTCGCGGGCTCAAGGCCAAAGATGGCTTTCAGGTCGGTCGGGCTGAGGCGTTTATCCGGGGCGGCCATATCAATCCTCCCGGTCGGCGCTGGCGCTCAGCCGGCCCCAGGTATCAGCGATGAACAACAGGTTAGCGAGCTGTTGCTGAAGCGCCTCGCCATCCATTTGCGGGAACGCCTCGGCCAACAGGCCGAGCGCCTCTGAATCATCGCGGGCGCGTTGTAGCGCTTCGATGAAGGGGGCCACGGCCTGTTCGGCCTGTTGTTGCAGCGCTGCGGCAGGCAGACTATCGATGGCCTGATCGAGGGCGATCTGATCCAGTAGCGGCCGCACGGTCGCCTCGGCGAACTCCGGCGAATCGGCGGCGGCCGGCGCCAGCGCGAGATCGCCGTCCTCCAGGTTGTACGTTCGCTTCCAGTAAGCATTGGTGAACTTCACGCCGGACTCGGTCAACGCCTTGTCGCGCTGGGCCAGGGTCTTGTCGATTTCCTCCTGTTCCCACAACTCGTACAGCGGCGCCGCAACGTCGGCGCCAAAGTTGAGGTCGACGACCAGGCGAATGCACGCGTTCAATGAGGCGGCAACAATCCCGGCGTCGCCGTCGCGAATGTCCTTGGTCACCTCGGCGCCCGCCACGGCGCTGGCGCGGTTGCTGTCTTTCTCGGTGGTTTGGTTTTGCCCGAGCATGGCGACGTTGATTTCGCTCCGGCAGTACTCCAGCAATTCGCGGTAGACCTCGGCGCTGCCGGCTTTGCCGGCGGCTTCGATGATTTGCACACTGGAATCGTCCGGGATCGCCGCCACGGCGTCTTGCACCATGGCCTCAAGGCTATCGAGCAGCAAATCAGTTTCGCTATCGGCGGCGCCGCGTGGGTGCTTGCCGATAACCCACGGGCTGCCGTATTTCTCGGTGAACTGAACCCAAAACTTCAGGCCGCCTTTCATGAAGGTCGCCGGCCAAAAGCACATGCTCAGATCCGGGAAGCCGTAGGGGTTTGCGTAAGTGGCGTCCTGCCGGGCGACGATAAAGCGCTGGGGGTCGCACAGCTCGCCGTCCTGGCCCGCTTCCTTGGAGCGAAAACGCAGTTCGTTGTCCTTATCGTAGAAGAACCATTCGGCCGGCTTGCCGAGCAGATCTTCCGGCACTAGGTTCATGCCCACCGGTTTCCACATCAGCTCGACGGGTTGATACCCAAACAGCGGCGCATCGAGCAGCTCGCGAATGATGCGGTCAAGGTCGAGATCGGCGAGCCAATCACGGATAAAGCGCTCGACCTTGGTGGGCGCAGCGCCACGCTTGACGCCGCGCTCCAGCGACAGCACCGAGGCCTTGCGGCGGCGGACGTTGCCGCCGACCAATGCCGAGCTGCGCAAATCGCGGTAGACCGTAATGTCTTTGCCCTGAGCCTTGAGGATCGGGTCAGGGTTGGGCAGGTTAACGCCGCTGGAGCCGCTCGCCGTAGAACGCCCACGGGTGGCAATGTGTTGGCCAAGCGTAGAGCCGCGTTTGGCCTCGGCGAAGCTGACGAATTCTGTGGGGCTGACCCACAAACCTTTCTTGTTCATGCGTACCCCTGAGTAATGCGTTTGCCCTGACGGGGGCGGCGTGATTTGACCGACACCGGGCCTGAGCTGACTTCCAGCGTGGCAAAGTTGGCCAGCGCGCCGGCTCCGGCGAAGTCGCCGTGGCGGTAGAGATCCGGGTCTTTAAGGTCTTGTGAACGGGCTTTAACGATCATCGGAATGCCGTCCACCATTTCAATGGCGCGCACGTCCTGGTGCAGCGAGTCATCAAGCGGCAATGTGATTGCGGCGTCCTCAAACAACTGCACGAACTTCGGCATCCAGGCGCCGTACCAGGAGCGGCTGATCTTCACCTGCTGAATGCGGTTGTGGCCGAATTCGTCGGCGGTCTCTTCGGCCAATGTCTCCCCGCTGCCGGTGGCGTCCAGAGCGGCGCCGACAAAACGTGGCAGCCCGCGCAGGATGTAGAACAGAACCTGCTTTTGCTGGCGGGTAGGAACCTTGTGCATTTCCACTACAAACGGCACATCACGGTGCCGGGATTGATCAACCGACATCGGGCAAATGATCGAGAAGTCGCGGTGCCGGGCGTAGTCCATGCCCAAGAAGTGCCGAAGATCGGGAGCCAACGCCTGCTGCATCAGGGGCGTCAGGTAACGTCCAATCCAGTCATCGACATAGGCCTCACGGCGGTAGACCGGCTGCAAAGTAAAGTCATCGTCCAGCGCCAGGCGCAGGACTTCTCGGCCGGGCCGCATGGCCTCATCGATCCACACGCCGGGGATGCACACGCCGTTGCCATCGCGGGGGATGGCGTCCAGTTCTTCCCGCATCTGCGCCTTGCGCGGGCCGTAGGCGTTGCGGATCTTCTTGTACCAGGCTTCCTTGTCTTCCGCCGTGGCTTCCTTGCCCGCCATGAAGCACACCCGCTCAAACAAACCGTTGGCCACGGCATCGTCAAAAGTGGCCCGGTAGACTTCAGCGCTGTCGCCGTAACGTTTGTCCCGGATGTCGTTGACCATCTGGTTGAACGCGTTGCCCTTGCCGTTGTGGGTGCTGATGATGACGATACGGCCGCCCCAGATCAGGAGCGCCGTGGCGGCATCAAGGACGGCGGAAACGTCGCGGTGAAATGCCGCCTCGTCAATGATCACCTTACCCTGCAGGCCGCGAACGCCGGCCGGGTTACTGGACAGCGCAACGATCTTGAAGCCGGAGGCGTAGCGGATGCGGTAGGCGTTGATCTGCCGGGTGTTGCCGGCTTCGTCCTGGTCATCGAACAGAAACTCCTCAATCTCGCTGACGCCGGACGCCTGAGCCTCGGCCATCACGCGGCTGAACTTGGCGCAGTAGCCGATGAACTCAAGGCCCTTTTCCTTGGTGTCGCCGATGTAGAAGCAATCCATACCGCCCGCGACTTTTTGCGACGCGGCGGTGATGACCGAATCCAACGCCTCGGCGAACGTGATGCCGGTACGCCGGCCTTTTTCACAGAGCTTGATCTGCGCATCAATGCCCAACCATTCCGATTGATGGGCCATCAGAATCCCTTCAATAAGCGGGTTGTATCCCTCGGGGATCTCCCGAACGCTTGGCGGAAGTTCGTCCCATTCGATAACGCGCAGTGTACTGGCCGAGGGTTTCATTGCTTCACGCCCAGGAATTTCTGGCGCCAGAACATGGCCTGGTCTTCGGTCATGCCTTTGGCTTTCACCGCGCTATCCAGTTCGGCGGCTTGCTCACGGAGCAGCCGTTCGCGGGCGGCGCGCTCGATGGTCTGGCGCTCCTTCACGCTCATTGTCCGGGCCTCCATGGTGGCCTTGGCGGCGCGGGCGAGCGCGGACACTTCGGCGATGGTGACCTCATCCTTTTCATGGGCGCCCATGGCGGCCTGATAGGTCAGCGTCGAGATGGCTTCCACCAGCAGTGCGCCGGTCTTATCCGAAGAATCCTCGCCGAACGCGCCCACAAACGCCTCGGCCATCTCGCGCTGTTGGCGGGCCTTTTCGGTCAGTTCATCGAAGCCCACTTTGAAACGGCCCAGGGCGCTGCGGCTTGGGGCTTTCTCGTTGGGGAAGCGCCCCCGGATATCGGCCAGCATGTCGTCGAGTGTCATGCGGTCATCGCGCAATAGCTTCTGGATGTACGCCTTGACCATCGGCGGCAGGCGGTTGATCGAGGATTTGCCCGCCATGGTCAGGCCCCCGGCCGCTTGATGCCGGGGGCGCGGGCGCGGCCGGCGGCAATGTCCTGCCCGCGCTCGGTGAGGGTCGCTACCTGTACCGGGCCGACGTCAGAAATGCTGAGGGCGCCTTGCTCAGCCAGCCATTGCAGTTCGGTTTTTACTTGGTCACGGCTAGCGGTATGGCCGTAGTTATCGAGGGCCGTATTCAGCACCGAACTGTTGGCGCGGTAGCCGGGCATTTCCGCCAGCAGCCGCAGAATCACCAGCCGCATGTCTTGGCGCAGAAAGTCGGAATATTGGGTCATGTCTTCTCTCGCAGTAGGTAGTCATTGATCCGATCCAGCGAACGGGCTAAAGGGCCGAGGGCATCCTTGACCCCCGACAGTTCGGCGCGCACGGCCTTCATATCGCCCAGCAAATCGGTCACGGCGGTCTGGTCAGGGAGGTGCCGCACGTGTTCCTCCAGGGCGACAATGCGGGTTCGCAGCTCCAGCAGTTCTTGAGCGCTCGCCGCTTGGCGTTTGGTCAGCCAGGTGTAAAAACCGAGTACCGTCAGGATCAGCCACTGCACGGTTTGGAAGCCGAAGTTCATTTCATTCAGGTTCATCGAAAACCCCGTCGTGTTGAGTGTTTCAGCGCGTCCATACAATTGGCGCAGTGTTCCGTGCCCGGTTCGTTCTGGCGCCGATCCTCGGGGATCGCATCGCCGCAGGTTTCACAGCGGTAGGCGGAAACGCCGGAGCGGATGAACATCCCGCTTTGCCGCGCCCGCCGTACAGCCTCTTGGCCGTCGTCTTCCGTAAGGTCGCCTACATCCATAGGGCGTCAGTCCTTTTCCCGTAGATCGAGCAGCCCGTTGAGCTGGGCAAGATTGGCGCGGGCCCACAGGCCGTAATCCTGGGCGTGGGCGAGGATGTCGGCCGGAGTGACTCCGCTTTCCAGTAGTTCGGCGTCAGAGCCGGGGGCGGGCCAGGCCGTTTTTTCAGCAGCGGAGGCAGCGGCGGCGGTTCTTGGGGCGGGCACGCCGAGGGCGGCGTTGAAGTCGCGCACCCAGCCAGCAGTGAACACGCAACGAGGAACAGGCTTAGCCGCAGCGCCGGGCGCCGGAATGTAGTGGGTCGAGACATGGGGGATGCGCTCCTGGAGCTGACGTTTTTCTTCGGCGTGTTGGTCGATGGTGGCGTACAGCAGCGCCTCGGCTTCGTTGGCGCGGGCGACTTGCTGAAGCAACAGAAGGCGGCTTTCATTCGCCGCCGTCGCGGCCTTGTTTGCTTGTTGGCTTTTGAGGTCGGCCAGATCTGCATCGCCCAGCGATTTCGCGTACTGGAAGGCAAGCGTTGCGGCGGCTACGCCGCCGGCAATCGCGCTGACCAGGCAGGCGAAAACGATGGCGAGTATTCGCGCCGAGCGCGGCCACACAATCGCCTCAAGCGCGGCCATGGCGTTGCCTCCGGCGGTTTCGGGATTTGCGGGCCCGGCGTTTGGCAGCGGCGGTGCCGGTCTTGCCTTGGCGGTAAAAGCGCACGTGCTGCGGGCCGCCCCACGTTCCGGCGGCGGCATAAGGGGCGGCCCAAGCGTGGCCGCCAAACAGGCTGGCCAGCAGCGCGCTGAATGCGCGGCCAAACAGGTTCAGTCTCATTTGAGCGCCTCCTGATCCGGGCCCTGTTTGATCAGGCGGGCAATGAACAGAAGCAGAGCCAACCCGCTGTTGAGCGCTGCGTAAGCCTTGGGCGAAAGTTGCGCCTCCCACATCGGCAACAGTTCAAGTTGAGCCACGCCGAAGAACGCGATCAGCAGCCCGAGCTGGACGCTGTAGAGCTTGTAGCAACGGCGCCAATTGCTGATCAGCTTCATGCGGGCGCCCCCACAGTTTTGCCGTGAGTTGCGCCGCGTTCGATGCCCGCCAACATCAACCCATCCGCGATAATCGAATCGCCGTACCAATGGCCGCCTGGCAATGGGCCGATGCCGTTCTCATGCCGAATGATGGACTTGACCAGCGAGCGCATGACGTCAAAGTCATAGACGTCAACGCCTTCGAAGTTCGGCTCAAATCCAACGGCGCGGGCCACCGTCAAGACGTAGGCTTCGGTGTTGTTTTCGGTGGGCGGCGCCCAGCGCTCAATGATCTCGCGCACGGAGTCGATGCGGCTTCCGTCTGCGGCGAGGCGTTTGTCCTGATAAGTAATCAGCACTCGGGCAATTGCACGAATACCCCAGCGCGGGGCGGTGAACTGGACAAACTCACTGTCGCCTTGAGAGGCGGCCACGCCTTGCCAACGCACGCCTTTGGCGTGGCGAATGTTGCCGGGATTGAAGTTGCGGATTCCGCGAGGATTTTCGGGTCGCATGGGCGCCTCCTGTCACGGCGCCGCTGTTTTCGGGCGCCAGAAATACACACGCCGCCATCATGGGCGGCGTGGTACAGGAGGGCTTTTAATCGAGTTTAAAGAGGTGTTAACCGAACATTATCAGGTCGTGCGTCGATGTGAGGGTGATAGCTCTGTTGATCAGGCCCCCAATCGAAATATATACCCGTACTGGGCTCAGATAACCGAGCTGCCTGAGGCTCACTAATGGACAGATCAATCGCAATTAATTCATGAGGGGTCTTTTCGCCGACCAGTTTTGCGAAGATAACCAATTTGTATACGCCAGCCAGAAAGGCGAAGTTGGCACCGTCAGCGGGTAACATGAAGTGGTGATCAAAAGTAATACCTTCTTGCGGAATGAATAACCCACTACCTCTATGCAAGTCTCCTTTCTCGCCATAAACCCAGATGTTGAAATTTTGTTTGGATTCGTTTCTTTGTAACGCTACGTGAAGACTCTCAAGAACATGGCCTTTCTTCGCGGTGCTGTAGAGCAACGTGCGCAGATAGACTTTGTTCTTATTCCCGTCAAATTTCGACCCGTCCGGTCCAAAGAATATGGTCGTGGGCTGCGTCATTAAAAGCTGCCCCTTGTGGAAAAAGATTAGCCATGCAGTGGTGCCGGATATGATCAATGCTAGGCAAGAAATTGCGAAACTAAACCATGGGGCCACGGCGACTTCCTTAAATGGCTAACGTGTAGGTTAGCGGGCAGGCTTTAGCCTGTCACGAGTGAGTGAGGTAAACGGTTTGAACTGCTTGTTAGGCGTGACAATGAACGTTTTTTTTGACTAGCCATTACTTGAAGATTTTCATCAGAATATCGGCAACAGTAGCTATACCCACCATTGCAGCCACGGCAAATGAAGCCCATGTAGCTAAACGCTGCGAACGTTGTAATGTGAGAATCTTTAGCTCTGTATTGCGTCTATCGAGGTCGTGATATTCCCGAAAGAAACGCTCGGCTTCATGCCTTGCTGAGTGAAGACGGTGCTCGTCAGCGGCTAGTGCGTCTGGATCTCCGTAACCCGAGCCGGGTTGAAATAATTCGGAAGCAATCTGAGATGCGTACTCACTTGCGGATAACCACCTTATACGTGCGGCCTCGACGTCGTTGTTGCTTTTTTGTAGTTCTGTCATATCAAGTCATTCCGCAAAACTGATTTTTGCCCACGCCAGCCAGCGAGCTAAAACTCTTACTTTGCTCGCCGGCAGCAACAAGGCTACCGCCTCGAAAAGCTATTGCCCTCTGATCCGCTTTTTAACAGCATCGCCGATCAACTTTAGCAGTTCGTCGCCGTTGAACAACCACCAGTCTTTGAACGCTGCCCAAGTACAAGAGCCAATCAACACCGTCGCGGCAGCGCAAACCCCCAGCTCGAGAAAGCGGTAGACGTTCATTACGGCCGCTTTATCTTGAATTTGGATCAGCATCCCCCAGGTAAACAGAACCGCCAGCACATACATCCCCAAGCGTTCATTCCATGCCCGATCTCTCAACGTTTCGCGGCAGTGCCTACAAATACTCGCGCTTCCTACAACCAAGCGCGTTTCACACCTTCCGCACGGTTTAACTGACAACTCTTTGAGCTGTTCAGGCGTCAGGTTCAGGGTCGGTTTTTCGTAGTAATCCCGCATTGCTACTCTGTTGTTTTGCCCTTCAACGCGCATCTCCCCACCTCATTCCTTCGTAGTATGTAAATCCCTTCCCGCTACACGGTTACCTGAGCCAGACACTGTTGTTGTAGTTGTTGGCGCCTGTGCCCCCACGGCGCCGCCTGGCTCGCCCAAGATCATGCCGGCAAGCATTCGTTTCTTACTGGCCGCATCGAGGGCGCGGTATCCATCCAGCAGCATTTCCTCATCGGGCGCCAATTGCGGCTTTGCGGCCTGAACGCGTTCGCCGATCAAGACGTACTGCGCGTCCACGCCGATAACCAGCAGCTTCGCCACAAGATCGGCCGGACATTTTTGCCGGCCGGACACCACTTCTTTCAAGCGCTGCGGGCTTGGTTCGCCCGCCGCACGGGACGCTGCGGCCAGCGAAAGGCCGCAACGGTCAATTTCTTCGCGCAAGCGAAGGTGTAACTGTCCCACCAATTCTGTTGACACGGTGTAAATATCCCACCAATATGAATCAAACAAACAGCAATCATCTTTGCATCACAGGAGCCACACCATGGCCACCCATGCCAAAGCCCTAACCGCCGACCAGGTGAAAGAAAACTTCCGCCGGGTAGGCAAAACCATCACCGACTGGGCTACCGAAAACGGCTACACCCGTAACGAGGTGTACCGCGTCCTCAACGGCCAAGCCAAAGCCAACTACGGCAAGGCGCATGAAATCGCCGTGAAGCTCGGCCTCAAACCGTCAGCAGCGATGGCAGCCTAATGGTTACCTCGCAGCGGAAGTACGGCGAGCGTCTCGCGCTTCGACCAACTGATCGCACAGCCAGGCGAGTGTTTTCGTTGCCTCGGCCTCAATCGGTTGGCCCGGCCACTGAACGGGACGCAGGGCCTGATCAATGCGCCCCGGCGTCACCACCCCCTCAACCTCAAGAATCGCGGCAAGGCGTAACCAGCCCTGCGCCAGCGCGTTCACTTGCGCCTCTAGCCTTTCAATACGGTCGGTCATTTCTCATGTCCACGTTTGCGAATGTACCCCAAAAATTTGCACCCGCTGTAATCCTTTTGCCTATGTGCAAAACGGTTTTTTGTTTGGAAGACGTCCGGCTGAGGGCATTCCAATGAACCGCCGCCGCTGGAAGAACGCGCAGCCAACGTCCCTGCGCCACGCCCTTGAGCTGTGCAAGGACTTTGCGAAGGAAGCGCACAACAAAGGAGTGGATCGGATCGCGGATGAAATGGGCGTCGCGGATCACTGGTCAGTCTACAAATGGTTACAAACTGGCCGCATGCCGGCCAACCTGATCCGCCCCTACGAACGCGCCTGCGGCTGTGATTACGTCACCCGGTGGATCGCCGCCAGCGCCGGTCAATTGACCATTGCTATTCCCACAGGCCGGCACTGCACCGCGCAGGACACCCAAGCCCTGCAAGAGCTACTCACAACGGCGGCCGGCAAGTTACTGGCGTTCTACGCGCAGAACTGCGACGCCGATGAGGCGTTGGCCGCCATTCAGGCTGCGATGGAAGGCCTCGCCTGGCACCGAGGCAACGTCAGCCAGACCCAAACCCCACAACTCGAACTTGAGGAGCGGCCATGAAGCGCACCGCATCCAGCGCGGGCCGTGTCCTGCGTGTTCTTAAAGCATTGAAGGGCCACACGGTCACGGGACTCAGCAACGCCGAGTTGGCTCAGTTGGCCGGCGACAGTCCGAGCAACGTCACTCGGGCGGTGCAAGTCCTGATCGAAGAAGGCCTAGCGGTGAAGCTCGACAACGGCCGCTTCGCCCACTCCATCGCGCTACTGCAAATCGCCCAGGCGCACGCCGAACACATGGCCCGCCTGACCGGGCGCCTACATGAAATCAATCAGCGGGTTGCCGCTGGCTCGACGATCTAAGGAGAACCCCATGGGACGTGAAAAAATCCAACCCGTAGAAGTCACTGACCTGCCGGTTTTGGACGGCGAAATGTTGACGGGTAACCAGAACGCAATGGCAACCCTCCAGGCGTCGCACAGCGATGAGCGGGACATGGTCAATCAGTTGCTGGGGCAAGCTCAAATGGCCGGTGCCTTTGAGGAATTTTCCCGCACGGTGCGGACTTCCAAATTGGCCTTCGTCAAGGAAAACAAGCTCTACCGGGCAATTGCCGGGCGTAAAAGTCCGCACGGTGCGGAAATTTTGAACGGCACCTGGGACGAGTTCTGCGCCTTGCTGGGCCGCTCGGTTGACCAGGTAGACCGGGACATTGCGAACCTTCGGACGTTCGGCGAGGAAGCGCTCGATTCGATGTCACGCATGGGTATCGGCTACCGCGAGCTGCGCCAGTACCGCCGCCTTCCACAAGACGAACAGGCGGCGCTGATTGAGGTGGCCAAAGCCGGCGACAAAGACGCGTTTCTTGACCTTGCTGAAGAGGTCATCGCCAAACACGCCAAGGAAAAGGAAGCGCTGACTCAGCGTCTGGATGACGTCAACGCTGACTATGAAGCCCAGGGCGAAGTCATGGCGAAGAAAACCAAGGAACTGGACAGCGCCAAGCAGGAGCTGGAGAAGCACCGTAAACGCATTCAAACCGCCACGCCGGATGAGGTCATTAAAGACCTGCGCGCCGAGGTTGTAGGCCTCCAGTTTGAAGTCGAGTCCAAGATTCTCGGTGAACTGCGTAACGGTTTTTCTCAGATGGCCGAACACGGCACCGCGAATGGGGAAGACCACCGGAGTTATCAGGCGGCTTTGATCCGTCAATTAGAGGTCACCCTCGCCGCCGTCCGCAGCGAATTCAACCTGCCCGAACACGTCGAGGGCAGCGCCCCCGTGTGGATGACGGCGGCCGAGGCCTAAGCCATGAACCCGGTACAGATCCAGCAGTTGGCCCAAATCGCCCAACGCGCCGAAAACGCCCCGCACGGCCAGCGTACCGCCGTCTATCAGGCGGGCGCGGCCGAGCTGGGTGTGTCCCTTCAAACCCTACAGCGCAAGCTGAAGGAAGTTCGCGTAGCAAAACCGCGCAAGCGCCGCAGTGACGCGGGTTGCAGCGCGCTGCCGATTGAAGAAGCCCGGATGATATCCGCCGTGTTGTTGGAGTCGATCCGCGCCAACAACAAACAGTTGTCCACTATCGAGCGGGCCGTAGAACGGCTGCGCAGTAACAACCTGATCGCGGCCGGCCGGTTGGATGAGCAAACGGGAGAATTCCGCCCGTTGACCAGCAGCGCGATTAACCGGGCATTGCGCGCCTACAAATTGCACCCCGAGCAACTGTTGCACGACGCCCCGGCGGTTTCACTGGCCAGCAAGCACCCCAACCACGTTTGGCAGGTGGACGCGTCAATCTCGACTCAGTTCTATCTGGCGGGTGACGGGGCGCGGGCGATGAACAAGGCCGAGTTTTACGACGGCAAACCCGGCAATCTCAAGAAGATCGAGCGTCAGCGGCTGTGGCGGTACGTGATCACCGATCACACCAGCGGCACCCTTTACGTTGAGTACGTCCTCGGCGCCGAATCGGCCGAGAACCTGTGCAACGTCCTGATCAACGCCATGCAGAAGCGAGGCGAGTCAGACCCGTTCCACGGCGTGCCGTGGATGCTGATGACCGACCCCGGCGCGGCGATGACCAGCGGCATTTTCCGCAACCTCTGCCGCGCCATGTCCATCGACCTGATCATCAACCAGGTGGGAAATGCGCGGGCAAAGGGTCAAGTTGAGCAGGCGCACAACATCGTCGAGCGGGAGTTTGAAAGCGCCCTCAAGTTTCAGGCGGCTGAAAGCCTGGAGCAGATCAACGCGTGGGCCGGAAAGTGGATGCGCTATTTCAACGCCACTTCCATTCATACCCGCACCCGGCGCAGCCGGTACGGCGTCTGGCAACTGATTCGGCAGGAACAATTGCGCCTGGCCCCCAGCGTTGGGGTGTGCCGCGAACTGGCGGTTAGCACGCCGGAGTACCGCAAAGTCAGCAACCTGCTGCGCGTCTCGTTCCGTGGCGCGCAGTTCGATGTCAGCCCGGTGCCGGGCGTGATGGTCGGCGAAAAACTGCTGATCACCCGCAACTGCTGGCGTGACAAGGACACGGCCATTGCCGTGTTGGTGGGAGACGACGGGCGTGAAAATTATCACGTCATCGAGCGAATCGGGGTGGATGAATTCGGCTTCGCCGAAACCTCCGCCACCATCGGCGAAACCTACAAGCGCCACGCCGAAACGCCGGCCCAACTGTCGCGAAAAGTGCTGGAGCAAATCGCAACCGGCACCACTAATCAGGCGGACGCAGAGGCGGCCCGCAAGGCCAAGGCCGTTCCGTTCGGCGGCCTGATCGATCCGCACAAACACGTTACCGACACCGTGCTGCCGGCCTACATGCCACGGCGCGGTACCAGCCTTGACGTCAACGCCCCAACTGTCGAAGTTGCCCCACTCAGCCACGTCGAAGCCGCGAAGCTTCTGCGCCCGCGCCTGGGCAACCTCTGGACGGCGGAAACGTTCGGTTGGCTACAGCAGCGTTACCCGGAAGGAGTTCCCGAAGAGCAGCTCGACGCCGTCGAGGCTGAGCTGAAACGACCCGTTGAGGTCATGCGCAAACCGTTCAGCCTGGTGCTGGCAGCGGTTGGAGGTGAGTGATGTTGAAGCTGAAAAAAATTCTACAGGAGGTGGGCCGCCCTCAATCGGCCTTGGCCGAGTCGCTGAGCCTCAGCGGCGCCACGGTCGCCCAGTTGCTGAACCACGGCCAATGGCCGCGCAGTCTGGACAGTGACGAACTACAGGGGCGCATTCGCATGTTCCTGACCGAGTCCGGCGCCAATGACGCCGATATCGCCAACGCATTTGAAGAAGTGGATCTGCCGTGCGCCAACACGACAGATCCGGCCCTTAAAAAAGAGCCGTCCGGGGAGGACGAACCTATGTTACTGCCAAAACAGACCCTTCAGCCAAATACCCGCAAAGCCTTCGGCTTGTTCCGCGACCCCTTTGACGAGTTGCAGAGCGCCCAGGACATGTGGGTCAGCCCTGATATTCGTTACGTCCGTGAGGTCATGTATCAGACCGCCCGCCACGGCGGCTTCCTCGCGGTCGAGGGGGAATCGGGCGCGGGCAAAAGCACGCTTCGCCGCGACTTGGCGAACCGAATCGCCGAAAACAACGACCCGGTGATCATCATTGAACCGTATGTGCTGGCGTCCGAAGACAACGACGCCAAGGGCAAATCCCTGAAAAGCACCCACATTGCCGAATCGATGATGGCCGCCGTTGCGCCGCTGGCCAAACCCAAGAGCAGCCCCGAGGCGCGGTTTGCCCAGTTGCACAAGGCGCTGAAAGAATCCCACGCCGCCGGTTACCGCCACTGCCTCGTCATTGAAGAGGCCCACAGCCTGCCGATTCCTACGCTCAAACACCTCAAGCGCATCCTGGAGCTGGAGGTCGGGTTCACCAAACTGGTCAGCATCATCATGATCGGCCAGCCCGAGCTGGGCGTGAAACTCAGCGAGCGCAACGCCGATGTCCGTGAGGTTGTGCAGCGTTGCGAGCGGGTCACGTTGACGCCGATTGAAACGTCCCGGCTGGAAGACTTCCTGAAATTCCGCTTCGACCGGGCCGGCAAGGCGCTCGCCGAAGTCATTGATGAGGGCGGCATTCAGGCAATCGCGGCGCGCTTGTCTCAGCCGAAGCGTAGCGGCGGCCGCGATGAAACCGTGTCGCTGCTTTACCCGCTGGCCATCGGCAACTTGATGATCGCGGCGCTGAATCTGGCCGCGCACCTCGGCGCGTCAATCGTCACCGCCGATGTAGTCAAGGGGGTGTGACATGGCCGCTCTGTATCTCGTAGCCCCGCCGCCAGCCCCGCCGCTGAGCATCCTCGCCGAGGAGTTCCCGAAGAAACTCGCGGCCTTCAACGATCTGACCCGCGACATGCGTGAGGCGGGAATTGTCATCAAGGCGCTGGTGCTTTCGGACAACAAGATTTTTGTCGATCACCATAGCCTCGATCTGCTGTCACGGCGGTTTGGCCATGAACTTCGCGGCATGCGCTGCAACGCCGAGGGGCGACTTTCCCGCAATACCGCGACGATCCGGGGCGTTGGCGTTGTCTGGTTCACCTTGGTCAAGGAGCAGGACAAATGAGCCAGTCACTGAACGCCTCGATTGAGGCCTTGCAAGACGCGGTGTGGACGGAGTTGCCGACCATGTCTTGGAAAGACGCCATGAAGCACGTTTCAACTGTGCTGGAGCATGTCCACCGCCCATCCGCGCCGGCCGAGCATCTGGCGGCGGCCAGCGCCGCCATAGCTGAAAGCCGGTTTTACGATGCTGGCCGGCATCTTCGCCGGGCGTTGATTGCTCTGGACATTCGTACCGGCGAACGCGTTGTACGTCAGGCCGAGCTGTTGGACGCCTTCGACCAGGCTCACGCGGTGATGCCGTTCCTGTGGCTGGAGATTGGCTACAACAGGGTCAGCGATTGGCTGGTCACCGTAACCGACAAATCAGGCGGCGTTGAGCGTTTGGTCGTGCAGGTCGGCGGCTTGGGCGCTGATGAAACTTGCCGACGAGCTGCGCAACAGCTTCGCCAACTTCTGGAGGGTAAAACTAATGACCAATAATGACGCGTTGCAAATACCGCCGGGCTACCGCGTCGATGCCCTCGGGCGCATGGTGCCCGAGGCTTCCATCAAGCCTACGGATCTGTTGCGTGACAAGGTGGTGACGGATGCTGTTGACCAGGCGATGGCTATCAGCGCGACGTTGCTCAACTTCAAAGCGCATATTTTCGGCGAAATTGATGCGCTGCTTCAGATCAGCAAAGAGCAGTACGGCGTGGTGTCACGTGGCACGAAGGGCAATCTGACTTTGCTCAGTTTCGACGGACGCTACAAGCTGATGCGCGCCAACCAGGATCAGATTGAATTCAACGAGCACCTCCAGTCCGCCAAGGCATTGCTCGATGAGTGCGCCCATGAATGGACGGCCAACTCGCACCCCGGCGTCCGCGTCCTGATCAATGACGCGTTCCGGGCTGACCGTAACGGCGAGTTGCGGACGGCCCGAATCCTGTCGCTACGCCGGCACGACATTGATGACCCGCGCTGGAAAAAGGCCATGGAGGCTATCGGCGATGCGATCCAGGTCGCGGGCAGCCGTAGCTACATCCGGTTTTACAAGCGCGTTGGCGATACCGACCGCTACGAAGCCATTCCACTTGATTTGGCGGGGGTGTGATATGGACAACAACCGTACGCTCGAAAAAATCAAAAAATGCCTGGAAATGGCGAAATCCAAAACCAGCAACCCACACGAAGCTGAGATCGCCCTACGCCAAGCCCATAAATTGATGGAGTTGTACAACCTCGAAATGGGCGACGTACTGGCCAGCATGGCGTGCGAAGTCAAAATTGCCGCCGGCTCGGACGGCGTGCCGCCTACTTGGCGCTCACGTTTGGCCCAAGTGTGCGCCCATGCGTTCGGCACGCGAATAATCATTACTCACGGCTGGCATGGCGGCGGCTTTATCTTCGTCGGATGCGCGGCGGCGCCCGAGCTGGCCGGTTACGCGTATGAAGTGCTGGTTCGGCAGCTACAGAAGGCCCGCCGGGAGTTTCTTTCCCTTCCAAAACAGAAGCGCTGCAAGCGCTCCACCAAGGTCGCAAGGGGCGATCACTTTGCCAACGGTTGGATCGACGCGGTGTATCACAAGGTCGACGAGTTCGCGGGCGTGGACGACAACGTCGCCGAAGCCATTGAGGCGTTCATGGCCAAGCACCACCCGGATCTGGGGACTGCGGAGCTCAAGCGACGCAAACTCAAGGCCCGCGATGAAGGCGCCGCCTCAGCCGGGTATGCGGCGGGCAAGTCGGCTCAATTGCACCAGGCGGTGAGTCATCAGCCCCGCGCACGTTTGACGGCGGGGGTATGACGATGGCCTCTACAAGCACAGGCAAACTCACGTCCGGGGTGTTGGAGTTCCAGGCGATCTGCGACCAATGCCAACGGCCACGCATCGTGGGCAACCATGCTAAATGCAGCAAGATCCGGCAGCGGATCCACGCGGCCCGGAATGAGCGGCAAGGCGGCCCGCATTCGCGGTCAGGAGGTGCCCAGTGAAAAAAGCGCCTGCCAATCCAAACCGCCTGCCATTGATCAAGCTGATTCACGTTGCCCGGCGTGAGCTGCGTATGGATGACGACACCTACCGCCTGATGCTGGCAGGCATGAAGGGATTGGATGGCGCGACGTCCACCGCTGACTTGAGCATTCCAAACCTGCACCGGGTTTTGGAACAGCTCAAGTTGCGCGGCTTCACGGTTCGTCCAAAGAAGGCGCAACAGCGCCCGAAGGCGGCCGACGGGCAGTCGAGGAAAATCCGGTCGATGTGGTTGACCCTTCACGACCTCGGCGCGGTGCGCGACCCATCCGAGGAGGCGCTGGCAAAGTTCGTTTTAAACATGACTGGCGTTGCCGCCCTGCAATGGCTCAAAGGCGCGCAGGCAAGCCGGGTGATTGAAAACTTGAAGCAGTGGCAGCAGCGCGTTGAGTCTGCCCCGGCCGCCGCAAAGGAGGATGCATGACTGAGTTTCGAAGCAAAGGCCCCGAACTGCTGACAGACCTCACCGAACACATAGCGGTTGCGCTCGTTGAGCTGGTGTCGATGGAGGAAGCCGCCGCTCGGCATGTGGCGCAGGAAGTCTCTGACCGTATGGCGGCGCACTGGGGCGGCCAGAACCTGTATTTTCCGATGGGGCTATCGGTCAAGTTGAGCCGCCGTGATCGCCAAATCTACGACGACTTCAATGGCACCAACCACAGCGAGCTGGCGCGCAAGTACGCCGTGTCGCTCCAGTGGATTTACAAGATCGTCAAGGCAGTCCGAAAGGACGAGATAGCGCGCCGTCAGGTTGATATGTTTGCCCCGCTCACTGACGACTGA